ATACAATCCTGATACTAAACTTGATAAAGAAGTCGTTAAGAAACTTAAAAAGATTGCGAACAAGGTTAATAATACACATCCTGAGATACAATTGAGACACGCTTATCCGCCGATATGGCAGTGGCCAGTCAATAATGATACAAAAGTAGTGTATATTCAGCCTTGGGAGTATCCAAAAATACCTTTTGAATGGCAATACAAGTGGGAAACTTTTGCTGACCACATTATTGTACCATCAAACTTTATCAGAGATATCGCAATTAGAGGAGGGTTGAATCCAGACTCTATAACTGTTGTACCAAACGGATACAACCCAGATCAGTTTAATAAAAATAATAATACTGTGGCACCGTTTGGAATTGATCCAAATAAATTTAATTTTGTGTATGTCGGTAACTCTCAGTGGAGAAAAGGATTAGATCTTATCATCAATGCTTGGCATAAGTGTTTTAAATCTTATGATAACGCACGATTAATTATTAAAGATAATCCATCTATATACGGTAAAAATAATGTTCTAAATGAAATTATAAAAATGCAATATAAAACAAATTGCGCTGCTGTTACGTATATTGATGATAACTTACCAGATCACACGATGGCTGATATTTTTAAGTGTTCAAAAGTGGTTGTACATCCTTATCGTGCTGAAGGCTTTGGAATGCATATTCAAGAAGCTGTAGCTTGTGGATGTGTTCCTATTTTACCTGATAAAGGTCCTCATCAAGATTTCATTCCTGATAATATAGGCTTACGAATTCCAACACAACCTAAAGCTGTAGATATTACTTCTGGAGAGATCTTTGCACAAAAACCGGGAGATGCATTTACATTGATGAGCTCTCACACATTTATTAATGAACCAAGTGGACAACATTTAGAAAAAACACTACAATGGATATACCAGTCTCATGATAAAAAATCTTACTTTGAGGCTGTGCAGAATCTTGATTTGCAAAATACTTGGCACAATGTGGCTAATCACTACGCGGAGGTATTAAAAAATGTCGCAGGAAAAAGAATACAACCTAGACGATTTAGATAGATGGTTTGAGGAGCTTGAAACAGAACTTGAAGCTAACAAAGATGAAAATGAAATTGCGAGATTAGCTCAAAAGGTTTTAGATAAACATAATCCATCACTAGAAGATAAATTACTACAAGATTTTCACGGACACGCCCCGATTATTGATGAATCTTACTCTGGTCAGCTTCCAACTATCACTCCTAAAGCTCAAATTTTTATTACTCAGAACTTAGAAAAAGAGCAGTATTTTAAATTTTCAGTTTACGGTGGTGGGTGCTCAGGTTTTAACTATTCTTTTGACGTAACCTCAGAAATTACAGATGAAGATATTAAATTTTCAGACTCACCGCCAGCTTTAGTAGATCGTGAGTCTCTTCAGTTTTTATATGGAACTACTATAGATCTAGAAGACAAAGGGATGAATAAACTTCTTAAAGTTGACAACCCTGGGGCACGTGCTTCCTGTGGTTGTGGCACTAGTTTTGCTTTTGATGAGGAATTATTGGATACATATTAATGAAAGATTTTAATTGGATAATTAATGAGAGTGGTTTACCTTGGCTTGAACTTGATATTAATTTTAATCACGAAACTATGCTTAAAGAAGCCCTCGCTTTAAAAGACAAGTTTGTTAAACATCGCGATAATGATGGTATTGGTGGTTATCGCCATAAAGGCTGGCGTAGTTTAGCAATTCATGGTATTTCCGCTGAAAAAACTAATCATTATGAGCAATATGGTTACAAATCTAATGAGGAAACTCCGTATTGTTGGACCGAAATATCTGGTTTATGTCCTTACACTGTTTCTTTTTTTAAAAATCAATTTCCTTATAAAAAATATTTTAGAGTAAGATTTATGCTATTGGAGCCAGGTGGTTATATCACTCCACATACAGATATGTTTGATAATAGACTATCTCCAATTAATATTGCCTTAAATCACCCAAAAGGCTGTAAAATGAAGATGAAAGGATACAAAGAGTTTGTTCCTTTTAAACCAGGATCCGCGATGTTATTAGATGTAGGTAATGAGCACGCATATATTAATGAGTCTAATGAAGACAGGTATCACATAATTGTTCACGGAGTTAAAGCAAAAAAATTTGAGGACTTAGTAGTTCGTAGCTATGAGAAAAATGGGTATAAATAAAAATTATGTTGTTGGTATCTATGATGATACTAGACACAATAATTTATCTTTAGATCAAAAAAGAAAAGAAATTACTGAGTTTTTTACAAGGTTTAAATATTTCGGTCCTATTGTTGTAAAACAAGACATTAATGAAGTTTTAGACGAAGCTCTAAACTATAACGTTGATTATTGCATAGTTCAATCTATTGGTCACATAATTAAAGATGTATCTTTTTTTACTTTTATTGAAAAATGGATTAAGAATCAAAATTTTTTTGTAACTGGACATATTATGGATAAAGCTAAAAAGAATAAAAACAATCCTGAAGGTGTTAATGGATATTATGGCTTACATAAACAGTGTATGCTTGTCAACCTAAAGTATTATGAAAAATTTGATCGTCCTGTATTTGGTAATAAATCAACAAAAGAAGAATTCGTAACTAAAGCAAATAGACATTCAAAAGATATTCACGATGATTATACGCCTTTATCCTTACGTCCTTCAGAAGATTTAACTATATGCACACCGCTTGTAGATGGGTGGAATTTCATCAACACTAGTTTAGCTAATGACTTAACTGTGTATAATTTTCATCCTAAAATTAGAGAGTCAAAACAATATATTTATCCTACTACCAGTGCTGCGGAGCTAGAACATCAACTATCTTGGATAAACAATATAGTTAGTTTTGCACCAGAGTGTGTATTTTTTTGGAATACTGAGAACTATATTGATTTAAATTATGTCAATATCTCCAAACCTATTAAAAAATTATACTCAGTAGCTGCAAGTTTTAAACCAAATATGATTTTAAATAGATTCGGTTTCGATGAAGATACTGAGCTAGTATTCTATGATTATAGTAAACCTGCACTTGCCTTTAAAAAGTTACTCTTATCGCAATGGAATGGAGAGGATTATCCTGCCTTTTTAGCTTGGGCTGAAGCAAAGTATAATATTAGTGAAACTGGGGGTAATGAGACTGAAACACTGACTAGACAACAACTTTGGGAGCGAGAAATAGGATGGTGGGGATCTGAAAAAGCTATTAAAAATCATTGGGATCAGTATAAAAAACTAAAACACTCATTTGTACATTGTGATATCTGTGAAAATCCAGAAAAAATAACTTCTAATATTACAGATGAACCTAATTCTGTTATTTGGTGGAGTAATGCATTTCATACGGTTAATGCTCAGTATTTGAGAGGGTTGTCAGGAGTTAAAAAATGTTATGAAGAATGGTGCAACGAAATACATAATAAAAATCCAAATATTTGGATTTTAGGAAAAGATTACTTAGACAGGCCTGTTGAGGGAAATCAGATTAAGGATTATTTATATGCTTACAGTTGCGAAGACATTAATTAATTTCGATTTTGATAAGTGGGATAGAATTACTTGGAAAGATCATGACGATTATGATCTAAAGAATTGTGTTGATGCCATATCTTTAAAAAGTTTAGATGGAAGCGTACATAGTTTTTATAGAGAGGGTAATATTGAAAATCCAGAAGACTATAAACATACTGCTTATTACAAACTTTTCAAACCTCTTGTTGATTTTTTTGAAGTAAAAACAACTAGAGTTAGAATTCATAGACAACTACCAGGTAAAAAAACAAAATTACATACTGACGATAATAATGTAGGAATTAAAGATGCATCAGAGTATAATTTAAGACTCTTAACAGCTCTTACAGAAAGTGAGAATTTTATTTATCAGTTTAAAAGTAGTGGTAAACTAGATCAAATGTCTTTAAAAAAAGGTCAATCAGTAATATTTGATCCTGATATTGTTGCTCATGGGATGGTAAACTTTTCAAAAACTGAAACAAGATATTCTTTAATACAGGTATTCAAAGCTTACCCAGTTACCCCTTGGTTAAAAAAATTTATCAATACAGAGCAGATAATAAAACTATGAATATTGATTTTGGAACAGCTTTTCATAAACCTAATGGAAATGCAGTTAAAGTAACAATAAATGAATTTAGAGAAAAACTTTATTTACATATCAGAGAGTACTCAATGGATGGAGATACCGGTCAGTGGTACCCTACTAAATCTGGGTATTCAATTCCTGCAGATGAAGTTAGTTCCCTTATCCCCTTGCTTGAAGACGCAAGTGACGCGGTAGCTCAACGTTATATTTGGAGCACGCAATTAGAATTAGAATTGGAGTAAAAATGAGCATAAAAGCTTGGAATGACGAACAAGAAGCAGAATTAATAAAACTATATGCTGTAGAGGGACAAAAAGACGTTCATAAATTAGCTGAATATTTCTCAAAAGGTTACAGAAGTGTTATAAGTAAATTAGTTCAATTAAAAATATATGAAAAACCTATAGCTGAAGAAGATGATCGTTCTCAAACAGTTAAAGTAATGCTTCGTGAACTAGAGGAAATCCTTGAGATTGAAGTTGATGGTGTCAATCTTAACAAAAAAGAAAACCTTGTTAAACTTCTTAGTGCAATTAAACAAAAGGTCAATTAATGGCAACTAAAAAGAATAGAAATAATAAAGTATGGATGATTCCCGAAGGAGAAAAAAGAAATTCTGCTTCGTACCATTTTATTCATTCAAAAACCATGAATCAATTAAGAAACGGAGTTAAACTTCGTATGAAAAAATATCACCCTAAAACACGTCAACATGTTTGGTTTGTAGAAACAAAAATGCCACCACACTCTAAATAGGAGAACACATGAGAGAAACATATGAACAATATATGGTGAGACGATTACAAGAAGAAGAGCAAAAAGATAAAAAAATTAGTAGTGAATTAGAAGAAAGAGCCTGGAGGGATCTAGAAAAAAGAAATAGAAAGATATATGAATCTCCAGATGGAGGAAAAACTATCTACTCTAGACCTTTTGGAGAGCCTCTTAATCGTGTTGTAATTCAATCTCCAGAGAAACAAAATAACTTATCCAGTGCTACAGATATGGTAAATCATCCTCCTCACTATAATAAAGGTATTGAGACAACTAAATATATTGATTCATGGAATATGGGTTTTTCTCAAGGTAATGTAATTAAATATGTTACTCGATACAATTTAAAACATGAAGATAAACAAAAACAGCTTGAAGATCTCAAAAAAGCTCGTTGGTATCTTGAAGACTTAATTAAAATGGTAGAAAACTCGTAATACTTCGAGTTTTCTATTGATTCTTACTTAATTTCTCTGTTATATTCTTTATATGAGTTACAAAGAACTTAAACAACTTATCCAAAAACATAATCATGCTTACTATGATTTATCTGCACCTACTCTGTCTGATGCAGAATATGATAAGCTATATGATCAACTTGAGGCTATAGAATCTGCTCAAGGGTGGAGAGACTATGACTCTCCAACTCTTCATGTTGGCGGTGCAGCTGGTAAAATTACTCATCCTTATAAGTTGTATTCACTTCGCAAAATTTATGAAGGTGAAGAAGAAGTAGAATCTTGGATGGATGTGATTCTACCGAAAATTGATGGTTCAAATCTTACATTAGTTTATCGCAGAGGCAAACTTAAACTGGCAATCACTCGCGGTAACGGCGAACAAGGTGAAGATGTAACTCATCTTGCGGAGTGGATTAAAAATGTTCCTCACCGTATAGACACGGAATTTGATGAGATTGTTGTCAATGGTGAGTGTGTAACAGATAATGAAGTTGAAAACTTCAGAAACTATGTCTCAGGCGCACTTGGGTTAAAATCTGCTCATGAGTTTAAAGATAGAAATATTAATTTTATAGCACATGATTGGCTTGGAGTTGATATGGACTATAAACCTCGTATGAAAATTCTAACAGCAATGGGATTCTTTACAGTTCTAGAAGAACGTGCATGGAATTATCCAAAAGATGGAACAGTATATCGCTGTAACTCATATGTAAAATCACAACAGCTCGGATATACTTCTAAATATCCACGATTTGCTGTAGCTCTCAAAAAGCGCATGACAGAAGTTGCTATCACTACTCTACAAGAAGTATTATGGGTTGTAGGTCGCACTGGAACTGTAAACCCTACAGGAGTTATAGATCCTGTTGTGATTGATGATGCTACTATTTCTCGTGTCACTCTTCATAATATA